AGCAGGCGCTGGCAATAACCCTTATATTCAGCTCCAAGCGGATACAAACGTATTCGATATGATGGGTGTTTTTTCTTCAGATCCAGATTATTGGCGTGTTGGCTATGGCACTAGCGGAACTGCTTCGGTAGAAGTATTAAAAGTATTTTCTGGCGGCGATGTCCAAATCAACAATGGCAATTTAATTGTAGAAAATGGCAAAGGCATCGACTTCTCAGCCACGCCTGGCACTGGCACCTCTGAGCTGCTCGATGACTACGAGGAGGGGGTATGGACGCCAGAGTTAAGATTTGGCGGCGCGACAACTGGCATTGCTTACGCTACGCAATATGGAACATATACAAAAATTGGCAGGTTAATAACTGCTTATTGCAAAATTGCTCTTAGCAGCAAAGGCTCGGCTACGGGTAATGCTGAATTATACGGCCTTCCTGTAACGCTTCCAACCGGAGGTATAGGTGTTCCAGCTTTAGCATACGCATTTAATGTAACGCATTCTGGGTCATTAAATTTCCATGCAGAAGGTACAACAAATCGTATTGCGTTGCAGCAAGCATCTGATGCTGGATCGGTAACATATCTTTCAGATGGAAATTTTGCAAGTAACTCAGATTTAGAAATTTCTATAACATATATGGTTTAAGGAGCGGAAATGTTTTTAACTAAAGTTACATACTCGATGATTAAAGGCGCTTCCGTTAACGTCTTGGATTTTGGGGCCGCTGGTGATGGGTCTACGGACGATACGCTGGCTATACAATCTGCAATTGATTTGGCATCTGCAACAGGAAAGACCGTATATTTCCCTGCAGGAACTTATAGTGTTGTCCCGGCAACGATACAAGAATGGGAAGGAGGCTCGGAATTGTACGCCGCGTTTATTATGCGGTCAAGCATGCACATTTGGAGTGATCTGGGTGCAACAATTCGATTGGCCGACAACTGCTCTACTCGTTTAGCCCCGAAAGTTTTGGCAATGTTTTTCTCTAACTCTCAGTTGTCAAACCTTTCTTTTTATAATTTGACTATGGACATGAACGGGCTTAACAATTTGATCAGCCCGAATGCGCCATCATCTTTTAACCGTTTTAACCAAGCCATGATCTTTTTTAGCGGCACCATTAACGGTGTGGCCGCAACAGGAAATAACGTCAGAATTGATAGTTGCCAATTTCTTAACACTGCGGGTGTGACTTGTATTGGCATGGGTCAAAGCAATTCAAGTGGAGTAACTATCAGCTCAGATTGGTGGATTACTAACTGTTTGTTTAAAAACAATGGGATTGACTCTGACGATCACAGTAGTATTTATGCTTTGGCTGACAATGTTGTTTGCGAAAACAACACCTTCACCGCTGATACCATGTGGCCTAATGGAGTTATCGGCAATAGTGGATCGTTTGTAGCTTATGAGGTTCATGGCGCAAACCAGCGGTTTGTCAACAATCTAGTTAGAAACCACTATCAAGGCATGTGGGTATCATCAAACCAAACATCAGATTGCGATAACATTGTTATTGCTAGCAATACTTTTTCGCCTATTAAATTTGTGGCAATTGATTTTTTTAGGTTTAGTGCTCCCGAGTCTGTGATTAGCAAAGTAATCATTGATTCTAATACGATTGGCCTTGATGATACGGTTCAATCAGGAGTTGTACCTGATCTAAAGGTAGCTGTTCAAATTAACGCTTCCTATTCCTTGATTAACATTCAAATCACAAACAATGTTTGCTCAAAAGTCGGCGCAAGTAAAGCCTCCGCATTTGTAAATCTTGGAATTCCATTTGGTGTTGCTAGTCAAAAACACACTAACATTGTTATTAAAAATAATGTTGCCATAGGATTTTCTCTTGGTGTGTACACTCAAACAACCGCTACAAATGGAATTGGTTATGTAGAAATATCTGGAAATTCGTTTGTTGATTTTACGCCTCAAGGGGCATTTTCTAACCCTATTGGCGTAGCTGTTGATGGCGTGTCAGCTTATGATTATTTAGTGATCAACAATAATACATTTACAGATTCTGCTGTTACGCCTGTTTTCCAGTTTGGTGTCCGACTAACTGGCACTGTGTCTAATTTGTTTGTTGGGGAGCAAGCATATAACAGGGTTATTAACGAATATGTTGAGGACACATTTACAGTTTCTGGTCGCAGACAAGGCGTTTCTGCCTTAACATTTAGTGCACTTCCAGCGCAATCAACATGGGCTGCAGGTGATAATGCTTATGCCTATAATATTGCTGCCGCTGGCAGTCCAGAGTACGTCATCAAAGGTTGGACTCGTATCACTACAGGTAGTGGCAATGTCCTTAATACTGACTGGCTTGAAAATCGTGTTTTAACTGGCAACTAGAATTATATTAAGAAATATCAAAACCGTACCAGTTCGGAAAACTGGATTCTTGATTTTGATTGGAGTATCAAAATGGCTTTAGAGAAGATTCAAATAGTTGATCGCATTGAAGTTATTGAAAACGGTTGCGTACAAGTTCGCAGCAAAACTTCTATCGAAGAAGATGGTGCAGAAATTAGCAGCAAGTTCCACCGCCACGTTGTATGTCCTGGTGATGACTACTCATCAGAGGATGGGCGTGTCCAAGCTATTTGCGCCGTTACTCACACTACTGAAGTGATTGCTGCTTATCAGGCTGCTATCCAATAAATCAAGACACAAATTTAGGAGAGCACTATGTCAACATTCGTTCTGCCATTTGCGCCACTTGGGGCAACAGTCTCATTCACGGCTGCTACACCAACGCCACCAACTGCTGTACAAGCGCCAATAGGTGATACGTCAGGCACTAGCGCAGGCCAGTACCGTATTGTCAATGACAGCACTGTCACTGTATTCCTTGGTGTTGGTGCCACGTCTGCTGCAGCTATTGCAAACGCCAGCGCAGTGGCAACGTCTATCCCGTTACTAGCGGGAACCTGTGAGGTTCTGCGACTTGGCCCCAATGCGTTCTTCACTGGCAAGTCAGCGTCTGGTACTGCTGTTGTATACGTCACACCAGGTCAAGGCATCTAGTCGGAGATTCCCATTAACATCAAAGACCTAGCAGAGCGGTTCGAGTACGAGCCAGATGGCAAGATAGATACCTGGCGTATCCTGAAGCCTGACGCTGATGGAAAGTATCGCGGTGATTGCGATGACTTTGCCCTGACCGCTCTGTTCATCGAGACTGGATCGCTATCGAAGTTCTGGTACGAGCTTATCTTCGGCAGCGCCAAGGTATTCATGGTCACTACGTCGAATGGTGGTGGACACGCGGTATTGAGATATAATGGGCAGTATATTGATAACTGGTCAAGGTCTTGGGTTTCACGCGAGCACATGGAATCCGTATATGGCCACAAATTCTCTGCCTGGTTATTTCCGTGGAATGCAACGGCATTAAAAATGTTGCTGGGCAAAATTAAGGGGTAGACATGGAAATTCCAATCCTGAGCGGTGTGTACGTCGATGCAGACCCGCGATTCAGGACTCTATATCCTGTCAACCTTGCGCCGGTTCCGGTGGCGAATGGCATCAGTAACAGCTACCTGCGACCAGGCGAGGGGATGGTTGCCGAGGCCGTTGGCATTGGCGTTGACCGTGGCGGCATCAACTGGAACGATATCTGCTATCGAGTTTCTGGCAGCAAGCTGATCTCTGTTGCTGCCAATAATGTCGTGACAGTCCTTGGTGACGTTGGCGGCTCCACGTTCGACCAGCACGTCAAGTTTGACTACTCGTTTGACCTATTGGCCATCGCCAGCAATGACAACCTATTCTACTGGGATGGAGCCACGCTCACCCAGGTGACAGACATTGATCTTGGTACTGTTGTTGACATGGTATGGGTTGACGGCTACTTCATGACCACTGACGGCGAATTCTTGGTTGTCACTGAACTAAACGATCCATTTGCTGTCAATCCGCTGAAGTATGGGGCGTCTGAGATTGACCCTGACCCTGTGGTCGCGCTGCTGAAGTTACGCAACGAGGTTCACGCACTAAACCGTTACACCATCGAGGTATTTGATAACGTCGGTGGTGATCTGTTCCCGTTTGCTCGCATTGATGGCGCACAGATATCCAAGGGCTGCGTAGGGGTTCACGCCTGCTGCGTATTCATGGAAGCAATAGCCTTTGTTGGGTCAGGCCGAAACGAGGCACCAAGCATCTACATGGGAGCCTCTGGGCAGACCGTCAAGATCAGCTCTAATGAAATTGACACCATCTTGCTCGATTACACTGAAGAGCAATTGTCTATATCACTGGTCGAGACTCGAAACGACAAGGCTCATGATTACCTGTACGTTCACCTCCCTGATCGAACACTGGTCTATGACGCCACTGCAAGCCGCGAGCTGCAGGCACCAGTTTGGCTTGTCATGACATCTGCCATTACAGGATTCTCTCAGTATCGCGCCAGGTCATTTGTCTGGGCGTACAACAAGTGGCTCATCGCAGATCCACAATCAACTGCACTGGGTACGTTCTCCGACACCAATGGCGCTCACTGGGGCGTTGATGTCCGGTGGGAGTTTGGTACGGCCATCATTTACAATTCAGGCATGGGGGCAGTATTCCACGACCTTGAGCTGGTGGCCTTAACCGGGCGAGTTGACGCGGATACAGTCATCAGCACGTCGTGGTCTTATGACGGGATCGACTACACTGCTGACGCACCCATCGCCACTGGTGGGCCGGGCAACTTCCAGAAGAGATTGTGCTGGCGGCGACAGGGCAAGATGCGTAACTGGAGGATTCAGAAGTTTACCGGCGACAGCAGGGCGCACCTGTCATTTGCCAGACTGGAGGCTCGAATTGAGCCATTGATGTTCTGATGGCCAATCCTAGACCACTAACACGCGAAGAATTGGCGAAGTTTCTGCCTGACCAGCGATCCATTCGGGCATTTGAGCAACTATTTGAGATTATCCCTGGCGACCTGATAACCCTGGTCAAGCTAATCGAAGAGGTTGGCATAGATGCCGTCTCAGCGATGGCTAAGGCCGAAAGCAACAGCGCATCCTTGTCACGCATAGCCGAGGCACTAGAGTTGCTCACAAGCGCCCCAGTTGCGCCTGAGATCAAGCACCCGGTAGTTGACGCAATTGATGTGGACAGATACGCGCCTATTGGTTACGCAAGGGGCAGGATGTGGTGGAACGATTTCGATGACACACTAAACATTGGCCACAAGAATGAAGTTGTACAGCAGGTAGGCCAAGAGACCTACATGCACGTTGAGAATGTCACTGGGTCGTTGATCCCAAATGGATCTGTAGTTGGATTTGCAGGGGTAAATGGTTACATCAAGTGTGCGCCATACATTGCAGATGGCTTGCTTCCTTCAGAATATTTCATTGGGGTGCTTACTCAAGACTTGGCTGACGGCGAGATCGGCATGGCTACGCTGTACGGAAGGGTTCGAGACTTCGACACCACTGGTGCTGCGGCTGGAGAAGTCTGGGCCAAGGGCGATATTCTGTACGCCTCTCCAACCGTCGCCGGGTACTTTACCAACGTCAGGCCAACGGCTCCGAATTCGGTGGTAATTGTGGCCGTTGTTATGGTGGTTAGCGCCACTGTCGGAGAGGTAATGGTCAGGCCAGTTGTCCCGATAGGACTGGCGTATGCGACCTACTACTCAACTATTGATCAGACACCAGCCGTAGCCAATACAGCGTATGCGGTTACATTTAACGGAACTGGGGCAGCGCATGATGTTTCACTGGTGTCCGGTACAAGACTGACAGTAACTCAGGCCGGTCTGTACACGGTAAATGTTAAGCTGCAAGGAACATCATCAACTGCGGCATCGTCTACGCTTTACGCATGGATTGCACTAAACGGTACTGACGTAGTTAACAGCCGGGCAGACTTTACCATCAAGGCAAACGGCGATACCAAGCTGGTTTCATACGTTTACCAGATAAGCCTTCTGGTCGGCGACTACGTTGAGGTTCGTTGGGCTGCAGATACTATCAATTTACGACTTGACGCAATAGCCGCGACGGCATTTGCGCCAGCAGCGTCCTCTGCCTCAGTATTCTTAACGCAGATACAACTTTAAGGTGAAATCATGACAGTCAGCAACAAGGTATTGATCGCCCCGGTACTGCTCGCAGCATCGCAGGTAACACTCTACACAGCACCGACAGGGGCCAAGGCAATCATCGACAAGGCCACTGTGACCAACACTCACCCAACGGATAACATTGCCATATCTGTTAACCTGGTGGCGTTTGGCGGGTCTGCTAGTGCCACCAATCTACTGGTAGACGCAAGAATAGTCGCTGTTGGCGAGACCTATACGCTTCCTGAGATGGTAGGCCATAACCTGGCGACCGGCGACTTCATTAGCGTACTGGCTTCTGCCGCGTCATCTCTGTCTCTGCGAGTGTCTGGTAGAGAGATAACTTGATTGTAGTTGCCAAATAGCCCAAAATGTGGTCAGGCGAGTATCCGAGTTCCGTCTGCT